AGCACCCAGTTGTAAACGAATATGCGGTCAGCCATCGCCCACGCGACGAGGTTGTTCTTCACGTCCGCCGCAGTGGACATATTGGCCCAATCTGCGCTCGAATAAGCGCCCCCGAACGTGCGGTCGATCACCTCCTGTCCGATTGGGAGAATGGATGCCCCGTCCCACATCACGAAGCCCGAATCGGAGAGCCAGAAGCCGAACTGCCCGACCTGAACAACCGAGTTAGAGTGAACGCAGCCGACATTGTTCGAGAGTTCGTCGAACTGGAATACGAGGTTGCTGCCGACATAGGTCATTCGCGAGACCCGGTTGCGCTGGAGCACAATACCGACTTCGCCGCCTAGTAAGCCTGTAATCTCACCGCCGGTCGGAAGGATCTGGTAGTCGCACTGGCTGAGGCCAATCGTCCAGAACTCGGCGTTATTAATGCCCGACCACTGGAGCTTGTTCGATGTCCCACCAACATATCCAGCGAGGAGGAAGTCCTTGACCACCGTAAGCAGTTTCGCGGTCGGTGGCGTCCCGCCCAATGGCGCAACGGCAAAGGTCGAGAGATTGACCTTCTGCATCGGGTCGTAGCCGTTGGTCGCAATCGCTATGTTGCCGAACTGCGCGAAACTCCACCGTGCGGGGGCCGCAAAGCCTCCGCCAAGCGAAGTCCACGCTCCCGAGGTAAGCTGGTAGATGTTCGATGCCGTGGCAACGAGGATTGCCGTTGTTCCCGACGAGGTGACGAAGGCCGCAGCTCCGTCCGTTGCTCCGGAAAGCGCCGTGGAAACCGCTGTGAACTGTCCTACCGGCCTGTACCCTACGGCGCTTCGGTATGTGTTGCTGGCAACCTGTAGGCCCTGAGCGAGGAATGGAGGCTTGTCGGGCTCGTAAGGCCCGTAGATCAGCCTCACGTCCGGTTGACCCTCGGGGCCAGCGGCGCGGGTCCGTATTTGCGGCGCTCGGAATCCGTCACAAGCTCCGAGATCATCTCGTCAGCCGCAGCCTTGATGAGGGGCAGGCGCTCGTCATTCCAGCCGAAGAACTCCGCCTGGAGCAATGTCGAGAACAGGTACAGGTCGGGAGCCCGCGTCAGAAGCCAGTTGGTTGTGACCGAATTGGACAGCGACGGGAGCCCGAGCTTGTACGTCAGTTCGAGAGTGGCCGCGTTCTGCGGCATGGCCTTGAGCGTATCGCCGACAATCGCGAACACGACCGGATCGCCCGAAGTGATTTCGTAGGCGTCGAACTGCGACGGGGAAACCTGCGAGAGCCTGCCGGTGGCGATGTCGCGAACCGCAATCAACCCGCCGAAGTTGGCGGGAAGCGAAGCCGATCCGCTGACCAGCGTAATCTGTGTGACCGTCTCCTGCTCGACATCGTTGAGCTTGCGCCGGAACCGTGCCTCGGCAAGCTCGATGAACTCTGGAATACGAGCGTTGAGGTGCGCCCGCTGTAGCCAGTTGCCGACAGCGGTTTGCAGCTCGGAATATGAGGTAATCACATGCTTTTCCCGTGCGGGTTGAAGTCTGATGCCAGAGCGATCAGCTTCCGCATCTCGTCGTTATATTCGGGGCGGTAGTACCAGTTTTGAGGAAGGCCCCGCTGTGAGCCGTACAGTTCACAAAGGGCCACCGGCAGCGTGGCGATCTCATAACCCATGCCCTCGACGTACTTCGCCCCTGAGAGGCGCATTTCGCGGACATAATCTCGTACAGGATCGTCGTTCTGCGTCTGGGTAACGGCCACCTTGTCATCGGTGTGGTCGTAGTGGAACGTCTCGGTGACGCCGCTAAGGTCGTCGGTGGCGATTTTCTCGACGGCCATTTACGCCTCCGCAAGAGAAAAGAGGCGGGAGCCGAAACCCCCGCCTCTCCATTGGACCTAACGCAATGACTGACCTACGAGAGATCAGCGACCAATGCACAGCCGGCTTCATTTCTGAATTCGACGGTGTATTCTGACAAAACCGCGCCCTTGATCGCGTCGCCGGTCGTTGCAAGATCGAGCGTCTTGAACTTACGGCCCGGAAGGTACGCAATCGCAATCAGCGACGGGTCGAGGATCTGGACCTCGCGATCCGCCCCGGTCTGACCACCACGAACGAAGCGCGACGGAACGATCTTCAGCGTGCCAAAGTCACCGTCATAAACGGTGATCGTGGCAGTGAGGCGCTTGTCCTCGACGCTGTAGAACTTCGTCGCACCGCCCGAGAAGGACGAGATCACGGCACGCTGCTTCGGCCCGCAGAGCGCAACCGAAGGCTTGCCACCCGCGATCCACGCTGCCTGCATCTGAGCGGTCATCAGCGATTCCGTGAAGGTGCGCTGAGTGCCGTCAGTACGGGCAGTCGTGGACGAACCGTTAGCAGCCGATGTGCCGCCGCTGACGTTGGTTGCGTACCACGACAGCAACGGACGAAGCTGCGGGGCGGTCGTCGAGTTGCCAGTCACGGGTGCCTGGTTCGAGCAAATGACGAACTCGCAATCGCGCTTCAGCTCGGCGCGCTTGTTCGCCATCTGGCGGACCATCTCCGAGTTGCGACCGGCCTTGTCCACCGCTTCCTGCGTTCCGGCGACCACGACTTCCTTGCGGGAAATCTGGGTGCGATTGCCGACACGCGTGGTGAGGATGGCAGCGCCGAACGACACATCGTCGCCCTGAAGCTGTGCGTTGGCCGCAGCAGCGTTGAGGCTCTCAGTCTGCCATTCGTGGAACGTCGCCTTGGCCGAGGTCTCGTCGGCGAGCGACTGAACCGGAACGTCCGTTGGCGAAATGTTGTAGATCTTGTCGATCAGGTCTTCGCGGTTGCCAATCGCGCTGAACGTCAGCAACGTATTTGAAACAATAGCCATGATTATGACCCTTGAAGTAGCTCGTTAAGGACATGATTGACCCGGGCATCGAGCGATGCGGTTGGGGCCAATCGTTTTGCGGGTCGCGTTGAATCCGGGTTGTCCGACCGTAGGGCTTTCGCCTTTGGCTTCTGGACGACCTTCTTGGCTGGCAGTTCGGCTTTAGACTTTTCGAGCGCGTCGTAACGGCGGGCCTTGTCGATGATGAGCAATGCCCGGTGGTCGGTAAGATCGGCGATTTCACCGTCCTCGAAACCCGACCCACGAAGGTAATTCACCGCCTCCGTGGCAAAGCCCTGCAACTTCTCAGGCTCGGCCAGTTCAGGCACGGCCTTGATGAGGGCTTCCGTCTCGCGCTTTGCCTCTTCGGCCTTCTGGGCCTGTTCGGTTGCGCTTTCCCCCTTGGTTGCCTCGGCGATCTTCGCTCTCGCTTCAGCTACTGCCGCCTGTCGTTGTTTGACGGCTTCCTGTAGCTGGACGTAGGTGGCGGGATCGGTCGCGGCGAGCGTTTGCCAGTCGATGTTCTTGGCTTCGCTCAATATGGGGTCGAGACTCTCGAAAAGTTCGACTGTCTGCTTCAATTCATTCGCGAACTGGCTCTGGATCGCCTTGCGTTCCTCGGCCAGGGCCATCGTCTTCTTCGTGTAATCCTGCTCTCGGCTGTAACCCTTTGCCAGTTCGGACAGAGGCACTTCGACCTCTTCGCCGTTCACCTTGACCTTGTAGGTTGGCTCGGGCTCGTCCTCTGACTTGGGTTCTTCCTCGGCAGTTTCCGCGTCGTCCTCGACGGCTTCGGTCGCATCCTCTTGTTCGGCTGCCTCTTCGGCTTGGCCTCCCTCCAGCTCTTCGACCACTTCGGCGACCTCATCGGCCTCCTGCGGATTTCCCGTAGCAATCTCTTCGATAATCGAATCCATTGACACGGGTGCGTCAACGGCTGCCGTTTCCGGCGTCACCGCTTCAGACATAAGATATTCCTTTTGTTGTGAAACTTAGCGCAGCGGCGCGGTCGCGCGTTTCGCCGCAATGATTCCGTCATCAATCGCGCCCTGAATGACGCTCTCGATCCTGTTCACCGCCTTGTGCAGCAGCCACGCGAACTCGCGGGCTTCCTTGCCCTCCTGAGCGGCGGTTGAAAGCCACGCCGTAACCGCTTCCCGCTTCACCTGCTCGATGATCTCGGCGAGGAGCGGGTTTTCCTTCAGCGCGGCAGCATTGGCGGCGCGGGATTCGTTGTCGCTCATCAGCAGGCCATCTTGCTCGACTTGCCGCCCTTCTTCGGGGCGTTACCGGCGTGCATGGCATCCATCGGGAAGGCCGCTGGCGGATGCTGGAACGGGACCATCTTTGCCGGTGCGGCAGAGGTCTTGTTCGCGCTCGGGTTCTTCGGTGCCTTAGCCATTGGGCTGCGCTCCGTTTAGTTGCGAGGCGACGGCGTTGATCTGGTTCTCGGCGTCGGCAAGCGCGGCCTGTGCAGTGTCGCGGTCAGCCTGTGCCTGCGATAGCGCGGCGGCGTCATTGGCGATCTTCGCGAGAACCGCGTCCTTGGCGGCGGCAAGCGCGTTCAGTGCGTCGGTAATCATGGTTTCGACCCTCTTTTCCTCGGTTGTCACAAAGCGCTCGACCAACTGAAGCTCATCGTCGAACACGGCTTCCGCGCGTCCCACGAGAACATGGATGGCATCGGTAAGCCGGTTCACTGCTGCTGCCCCGGATCGGGCGCTGGAGCGCCACTGAGCGCTGATACCGCCGCGTGGACATCCTCGGGGCCAAACTCGACCGAATGCTCGTCCTGCGGCTCCTGAGCGTCTTCCTGCGGGCTTTCCGGCTCTGATTGCGAATCCCCGCCGTATGCGAGGGCTGGCGGTGGCTGCATTCCGGCAACGATGATCTGTGCATCGGCGGCGATCTTGGCGACCTCGATCTTTGCCAGCGCGTCCACGTGAGCCTTGATGACGGCGGGATCGTTGTTCGGGTCGGGCGGCGTCTGCTCCTGCTGGCCGCCGTTGTTCTTCGGGTCCTGATAGTATTGCTCGACGCCCTTGAGGTCCATTGCCTCGGTCATGCGCTTCAGCTTGTTGTAAATGCCCTCGTAGGTGAGCAAAGGACCGTCTGCGCCGCCTTGCAATTGTACGATCTGCTCGTCGATTGAGAGA